TAAGCAAAGCTTTCTTCATCTTCTCTAGCATGTTTTCGCACGACATTTTAGACACCTCCTCTACTCGTTAGAATATTCTTCCTATTACTCTTAAACGGAAGGACCCGCCTTCATACAAAAGAAAAAGGATCTCTCCTTATTCAAAATGTATTGCGACTAGCGACTTATCAAGGTTAGCGGGCACTCCTCCGTGTTTCGACCTATGGTCTAGTCTCCATCAGCTGGAGTTTCAGGTTCTTCAGGTTGAGCGGCACTGGAGCCAGCTTTTTTAACTCTTAAGAAACCTTTGTAGCCGATGACGTTACCACCAGTAAAGACAGATGCTTTATAGCAGATAATGCCATCTCTGAATTTGTAATCAGTGGATTTGGCTACTTCTACACCACTGAAGATTGGAACTTCGTAGTTGGCGAGTGGACCATAGACCATAGCATAGTCACCGGCTTCTGCATCACGTGCAGAGATAGCTTTACACTTGCTAGAGATGATGTATGGAACACCGTCAATTGTTTGTCTTTCAAAGTCAATGTCGTAAACTTTTCTACCTTCTTGGGTGCGGACTTTGGAGAAGGCTTGTAAGTCTTTCTTGTTAAGGATGAGGACACAACCTTTTTCGACTTCTTCGTCGCCACCATAAGCAAAGACGATATCGCCGAGTGTGTTTTCATCGATCGCAGAGACTTCTAAGTCTTCAACATCTGCTAATGCTTCACAAGCATCAGAGAAGATACCTTTAAATGTGTTTGTGGTTCCTGCACCGAGTAAGATTTGTTCACTGATCTTCTTACGGAGAGAGATGTTGATGTTATTTAAAACTTCAGCGGCATAGTTTGCAGCAGGGAGTTTTTCTAACTCTTCAGTGATTTCTGCATAAGCAGTGACTTTGACTTTGGAGATTGTTAAATAACCAAAGGTTGGTTCTGCGGTTGTGTAGGCTTCACCTTCACCAGTTAATCCACCAGTGCCGTGGGATTTAACAAAGGATTTCTTATAGGTTTCGCCACCTTTTAAGTTAACGGTGTGAACTTGATCCACTAAAGTAGAGACTTCGCGGAATGGATAAGGAGAGATGTTTTCATCGACATGTTGAGGGAGTAAAACACCATCAGCTGTGACGGTAACGGTTCTACCTTCTTTGAGGGCTTGACCTCTTGCTTCTAAATCAGCGACTGCTTCATTAGATTTGGTTTCAATGACGTCATGGACATCAAATTTGCCTCTCATGGAGAGTTTCTTTTCGATGGCTTTGCGTTCGTTGGTTAATTCATCAACTTCTTTGTCTAAGGCTTCGAGCTTCGAGACATCAGTTTCAGAATCAGTGAGACCGCGGATTTCTTCCAAACGATCCTTAATTTCTTTTAAACGTAATTCTAAATTCATAAAATGAATTCCTCCTAAATTTTAGTTTTGATATTTAGTCTTTTTACTAAGACTGTTCTTCGTTCTAAGTTCTCTGCATCATCCAATGCCTTTAGCTCAGCATCCGCCAATTCTAAAGAGCGAGCACTTGCTTGAATAGAAGTTTGGTCGTAGGCCGGCAAGTCCACGACTGATACGTCAAAGAGTCTATCAATTGCCGTGATAGTTCTTTTTGGTAACTTTCCACTTTTATCCCAGCTTTGACTTTTAACAGTGAAAGCAAATGACATCTTGTCTAATAGGCCAGCTTCGATACATTTGAAGATATCTCTATTGCTGGTTGTGTCGATGAGCTCTGCGTGGATTTTTAATCCATGTTCATCAACTTCTAATGAAAGAGACCCATTTCTGGTTCTCGCAATAATAAGGGTTGAGTCGTTGTGATTGTATTTAAACGGCACATCCTTCATGTTGGCTTCTTTTAAGGCATTTGCATCGATAACTTCGATAAAGCCATGTTCTTCAGTTCCAATGAGTGTTTCCTCGTTGAATACGATGGCATAGCCTTCGACGATCATCTTGTTTTGATTTTCCTCATCACTTCTGCCTTCGATGGATGAGAATCTTGTTTCTTTATTCATCTTCATTGATTTCCTCCTTGGATTTTGGTTTTTTGAAGAGTTTATCTAATTGGTATTCGCTGGCTTTATCTGCATCAACATAGTTGAGAGATTGCAAACGTTTACTACCACCCTCAATAGGTTCGAAACCTAAAAGGGCTCTAGATTCGTTGAGTGATAGGATGCCAAGTCCCATCAGTTTTTCTATGGCTTGTACTTTGGTATTCCAACTCGCATATTGAAGTCGCTCTGAATAAAAGATGATTTGCTCACCCTTCTCTAATTGACTTCTAGTAAGCAAGACCTTTGAAAAGGCTTCTGATAATGAAATAGCGATGCCTTCAATAACTGATTCATAGAAAGCGTTATATTCGTTTTCGTTGTATTTGTTATCAAAGATGGTATCGCCTACGCCAAAGTAAGAGATGATTTTCTTTTGTAAAAATGTGAGCGTTGTAGAATCGACCAACTTTGGGTCTGTGCTTAACGGCACGTAGTCGGCTTTTAAATCCACAGGAACGATGGAAGAACCACCGCTGTTCATGCTCTCTTTTAAAGCATCATCAAATTCTTTCTTTTGAGCGTTCTTATCTTTCTCAGATAGGATGCCGTTTATTTTTAATAACCCTTTGATTTGGAAGCTCGATTTAACGGCATTATCCAAACCCTGTAAAACGGAGTCATTAATTTTGATGGTTTTAAGCAAAGCGGAATGATCGCTGATCGCACCACTTCCACCAAACACATCGTTTATTCCGTAGAATCTTCTTAAATGAATAACGGATTCATACGGGAGCAAAAATGCCTTTTTATCAGTAAAAGAAAAGCGGAGAAATAACGCTCCACTCTCATCCTTAAGAACCTCGACAGAGTTAGGTTTTAATGGCCACAACTCTTTTAGTTCATAAGTTTCGTAATCGTATACCGGGTATACAAATGCGTTGTTGTTAAGATACAAAAGGGTAACTATTCGATAAATAAAATCGAAGGGAGTCATTAAAGGGTTAGGTTGAAACTTTAATAAATAAGCAAGACTACCCTTTTTCTCTTGTACCGTTTCGTTATCTTCTGTTTTGACATAGCGAGGTTTCAGCTTTGCTGAGTGAGTCGCAATTCTATCTATACAGATCTTAACGACATCGGAAGCATTTATGTTGTTTCCAAAGTCAGTAAAGATATCGAGTGTAGATTTGTAAAGCGAAGCATCATAGTCAATAGGTGCCACTACTTTTTTCTTTCGCTTGAAAATGTCGAATAATCCCATAGAGCCTCCTTTAACTAATCATGCTTTCATAATCGTTTTTGTATCGTGTTAAAACTGCATACGTAATAATTAAAGCGACACAGCCATCGATACGTTTTAATTTGCTATTTAATTTGCTAGGTTGGATATTTCCATTAAGGTCCACCTTCGCTTGGGTGTTAGCAAAGCACCACTTTAATATTGGGTTATTATCATAGATAACCTTTTTATTTTTTAAGTCCGCTTCGAGCTGTTTCATCGGTTCGGATAAGGTGTAAACACCCTGTCTAATCTTCTCCATCGTGAATCCAGCTTCTTCCATCTCTTTAACCCAATATTGAGAGTTCCAAGGATCGTAGCCAATCCATAGCGGCCTAATGCCATGCTCTCTCACCATTTGAACGAACCATTGAGTAACGAGCGAGAAGTCATTTTGACTTCCGGGACTTAAAGTGATTAGACCTTTCTTCACCCAGATGTCATATGGGATTTTATCTTCTTCTACACGCTTGTTTACTAGGTCCGCAGGCATAAAGAAATGCGGGATGACATACTTCTTTCCATCTTTGATGACCATCAATATTGCTGCTGTTAAGTCAGTTGTTGATGAGAGGTCCACTCCACCTATTGCATAGCAATCAGATAGGTCTGTTAATTTAAACTTCTCTTCATTGTTAAGTTCGGAATAAGTGAGCCATGAACCACTATCGATTTGTTTGATATTAAAGTCTTTGCATAGCATCGTTACTTTAGTACCCAAGTCATTTCGAGCTTTGTTCATGATGTCCTCGAAGTATGAGACGGTTTTGATTTTGCCCAACGAAGGGTTAGACTTTTGCCAACTGCTAGGATCGTTGAAAACTTCATCGATGGAATCTTGAGTGTAAAGCCACGGAAGAATCTTCTCATCTTCAATCTCGCCTTTTATCATCTTTCGACAATAATCGAGTTTTCTATCTAGGAAGCCATCAACGGTAGTTCCTTCAGTTGTGATGATGAATATTAGAGGTTCCTTTTTAGTG